GAAAAGGCAGGAAAACTTGGTCCGAAACCAAGTTGCTGTCCAACAGTCATACGAACTTGAGTAATTATAGGTTCCTTACGGGACTTATATATCCATTTCGCGGCTGAAGGAAGTAGGTCAGTCGGCTTAAATCGTTTCTTCCCAACGGGATATTCCGTGGGAATGCGGTCCCTAATCTCCCAACGTGAGGAGGTTACGTCTCGGAAGAAATTCAACCAATCATCGGAGAGACCAAGATGCTTAAAAAGTGTCAATTGGAATCTACGTGGGAGGTTATCCGAGCACTTCTGAAGGTCAAAGCAATGAGCAGTATAACCCTGCCGCAAAAATTCTTGAACCCGCTTAACAGCGGAATCTTGATCATATGTGGCATCTTGTGGGATATGCTTGAGCTCGTTCATCAGGAACTGCTGTAAAGGCAGCGCGGAAATCTGGATGAGTTCGTTTGTAACGAATATATGCCGGAGCTTATACCCGCTATCCTGAATGAATGCTACATTGCCCGACAAAACATCAGAGGGACTAGATTCGATACCCTTTGCCAAATCCTTATGCTCTAAAGCATGTTGGATTTTGTTAATAATAACAGGCATGGGATCAGACTGAACCGGTAATCGTGGAGCTTCCGACAATTCCATCACAGGCACAAGGCCTTTAACGATGCCCAACGCTGAGTCGATCAATGCACGGTGTGCAAAGTAAAAACTTGGCGTTAACGACAGTAGCGTTAATGCTCTTGGAAACACTTCCTCCTTCGGTACTAGGCCCCTTTGGGGTATAGGTGATCTCTTAAAAGGCTTGATGGGAACATCGAGCAATTGAGGTGCCCGAAATGCTGGTACATCACCATGGAATTCCATGGGGACGAATGGCAAAAGTCGCGAGTAAGCCAGTATCGCATCCGGTGAAACCGGAGGGCGGTGCAATGCCTCTTCAAATCCCTTAAGTTGCTTAGGAGTGATAGCAGGTTGATTTTCTGCTGGATCGTAAGCAAGGGATGTGTAGATCTGCATGGCGTTTAACGCAGTAAATGGCTTTTTGTGGGAGATTTTCCAGAGGGCGCCGAAGGCACCAACCGGAGTAACCTTATCCTTCCTTCTCTCTATCCAGACTGAAGGGGATGGCGATAAGCCACCCATATACCGGATAAGTTCAACCTTGAGGTCTTTAATGTGACCACATGTCCATTCATCTCCGGATTTCTGTCTCCAGTCCTCGAACTGCGCTACTAGTTGCTTAGCAATAGTCTGGGGTAAACCCAGAGAGCGCAAGCGACGAGTTAATTCTTGGGTATTCAGGGCTGAGCCCATAGCTGTGCTCCTTTCGGATGGAAGCTCCAAGCGCCGCACATCACAGAAC